AGGCCGCCCTGCTCAGGCGGCAAGGTCAGCTCGCCCTGCAGCAGCAGGGTCGCGTGCAGCTGCGCGCGCTCGACCTCCTCGGTCGCAATGTCAGGCGCGCGGCGCATCAGCTCGCCGAGCTGCACCAGGTCGTGGGCATCCAAGCGCAGGTTCACTTGCGCCACCCGCGCGGCGGATGGAACAGCGGCCGGCCCCCGATTGAGGCCTGCCCTGGAATCGCAACCTCGGCCATCGCTGGCCGCTGGCGCTCCGGTTGCGCGGTGCCGACCACGCGGGTGTACTCCGCGGCCAGGTCGCGCGCACGTGAGCGGTAGCGTTCGGTCTTGCCCTGGTGGTCCACGGTGTCGGCCTGCAGCGTCGGCGCGCTCTCGGTGGCGTAGTAGGCCGAGAGCTGCCCGCACAGGATCGAAGCTGCAAAGGCCGCCACGGCATGAACATGGCGCGCCGGGATGCTGGACTGCGTCGCATCGAGCACGTGCCCACCGATGTAGCTGACCCGCACAACGTCGCCCGCGAACAGCGAGAGGAGCATGACGATCTCGACGACGGTCGGCGACTGGTACAGCGACACGGAATCGAGCCCGATGTAGCTCGGCGGCACCTGTCCAATCGGGTATTCGAGCGCCCGTAGCTCCGAAACGCCTTCCAGCCAGCCAACAGGCACGGGCAAGCGTTGGCCGCCGGCCACGCTGGTCACGTCTTCGACGCACAGGCGCGGGCTGTCAGCCGAATACCGCGACAGCGCCGAAGTGATAGCCGTGGCGCGCTCGGAAGACGCGATGACCTGGTCGCGATCGCGGACCAGGTCATCGACGAGCTGTTGGAAGTCGGGCAGCAGCACGGGCTTAGGCGACGATCGCCCCGTAGAAGCCGCGGAAGTCGCGCACCGCACCGCTGTAGATGTGGCGGATCTTGTACTTGACCTGGTCGTTCGAGAACAGCGAGCCCTGCGTGGGGTTGTCCTGGATGAACAGCTGGGGGTCTTCGCCGCCGTAGAAGCCCAGCTCGATCAGCGGCACCTGCGCGTTGTCGGCCGTCGCGAACCAGTTGTTGGTGTCGGTCCAGTAGTCGACCACGTGCACGGTCGGCTTGCGGCTCTGCACGAAGGTCTCATCGTTGTTGGACTGCCGCACGAACAGGTCGTAGGCGGTCTCTTCGAGGTCGCTCGGCACCGCGACGTGCCGCAGCGTGATACCGAGGCGCTTCGCGCTATCGAGCTCGGTCTGCTTCTTCATGGCGAGGCGCGCAGCGGCGAAGCTCGCTTCGTTAAGCGCCGCAGTCCCCAGATTCGCATGAGTCGCATGGAAGAGCGCCAGACCGTCGTAGATGACCGGGTTGGTCGCAAGGAAGTTGTAGACGAACTCGTACAGGGTGCGGCCGGCCGACGTCGCCAGCGCCATCGGAATGCGCCGCAGCGCACCCACGTCGTCGTTCGCAATCGCCTCCAGGCTGACCGTCTCGGTGCCGCCGCGCTTGGTGGCCGCGTAGGTCGCCTTCTCGTCTGTGGGCGTCGAGAGCGCGGCATAGGCGCCGTTCTCGGCGACCGCCGGCAAGTTGCCGTAGCCGCCCATGCGGGCGCGCTCCTGCGTGCGGAAGTCGGTCACGGGAACCACGTCGCACAGCCAGCGCCAGTCCTGGTAGGCCTCCAGCGCGCCGTACTCGCGAATCATCGCGCGGGTGATCGAGTCGCCCAGGATGTCGCCGAAGGTCGCAGCACTCACGGCCTCGGCGAAGCGGGTGCCCGCGACGGCCTCGCGGAGCGAGCGCATGTCGCAGTTCTGGATCAGGCCCGTGACGTGGCGGTCGCCGGTGAGTTCGATGTACGCCTCACGGAAGCTGCGCGCGGGCTTCTTCGGGTCAAAGAAGTCGTCGAGCATGGCCTGCATCTTGTCGCTGCGGTCCTCGCCCATCTCGATGCGAGGCGAACCGCCCAGGCCGGTGATGCGCGCGCCCTCGGTGACCCTGACCAGGTACTCGCGCTCGTCCTTGATTGCGCGATCGACGTCGCCGGGCTGGATGCTCGCGGCTTCAGCAAAGCGCGCCTGCAGGCGATCCTTCGTGGCCTGCGGCAAGGGCGAGGCGGTGATCGCAGCGCGCGCTTCAGCGCGGGCCTCGACCAGGCGCAGGCGAGCATCGAGCTGCTCGGCCGTGACTCCGGCCGGTGCACCGGCCGGAGACGGGGTCCGCTCGCTCGACGTTGGGTTGTGCGGTGCCGCCATGGCCTCGCGATACGCGGTCATGACGTCTTCATCGGAAGCGCCGGTCAGCGCGTCAGCCCGCGCAGCGTCACGCGCGCGGATATCGGTCAGCATCTGCTCGCGCAGCTTCATGTTGCTCTCCTGAGCGGATTCAACGAAACGGATGACCTGGCCGCCGGCACCAGGCTCGATGATCAGATCCACGCTGCTGACGCGGGTCAGCTTGGTGGCCTCACGGAACTTGCCCTTGGCCTTGGCCGTGCCCTCGGCGTCGATCGACAGGCCGAACAGGTCGGTCATGTCGCGGGCCACGGCTTCGCGCAGGGTCGCGGCGACGCTGCTGGTCTCCAGCACGTCGAGCACGGCCTGGATCTCGCCGCCATTCGCTTCGACGAAGCGCGGCTCGCTGAGCTTGCCGATGAGCTTGCGGAAGTCCTTGCCCTTCGCGTCGCCCTGCACGTGCTCGATGTCGCTCTTCACGAATACGCGCACGCCGTCGAACAGCGGGGCAGCTTCGCGCAGCACGGCGCGCGGGTAGTTCACGCCATTGAGGCTGGTGCCGGCGCGGATCACGCGCACCAGGTAGCGGGGCGGCTTGGAAGCATCGGCCGCGAGTGCCTCGACGAACATCGAGACACCCGCGGCTTCTGCCTGCCGCGCCCCCGCGGTTGCATTGCCCTCGCGCATGGCGACGGGCTTGTGATCGAGCACCACCTCAGTGGGCGCGCCCAGAGTGATGGTGTTGTTGTCGTCGAGCGCCCACGGGTAGGCGTACAGGCGCCCCTCGCGCTGGACGATGCAGCGGTCCGGGTAGACCGCCACGATGTTGACCCACTCACCGTCGCGGACAGCCGCCGCCACGCGGACCGCACCGCGGATCAGCTCAATGACCTGGTGCAGTTCGGTGGTGGCGGCTTCGCGCAGCGCCTGGTCGCCCACGACACCCCCCTGCGGGACGGTGGGCCGCTTCATTCCTTGAGTTCCTTCCAGGTGCGGACTTCGTCGGCAACCACGCGCACGCCGTTCGCTTCGGCGAGCACCACAACCTCACCGACCGGCGCGTAACCCTCCGGCTTGGCAGGGGTCAGGGATTCCACATCGACAGCGGCCGACGCGCGCTTGGCCGCCTTGGGCGGCGCCTTCGCGGGCGGCGGGGTGTTGGGCTTCTGGGGGGTGGACACGATTCGCTCCTGCTCGGCATTGGTTGCGAGGCAGAGCGAATCTAGAGGGGTGCCGCATCAGGGTCTTTTAGCGCGCGCTACAGCGTGCGGGCTCGGCCTGAAGGGTGCTGCGGAGTATACGCAGAGGGTCGTAGTGCTCGCTTGCCGGATCGCGCCAAGGCTCCCGCGCCAGCAGCTCGGCACGTGCCTGGAGCGCGCGGCACTCGCGCTCCGCGCTCCGCGTTGGCAGCGGATGCACTTCAGTGACCATCGCCCGCCGTCGCCAAGTCTTCCAGGATCGCAGCCACCAGCTGGTCGACCGTCTCAATGGTGCGTGCAGGCGGCCCAGGCCAGGCGCCGGGATGTGCACCGAGCTGGCATTCCTCCCACCACCAGCTCAGCCACCCGCCGATCGCATACGCACGGTCGAGAGCACCGACGTAGCCACCGATCAGCGCCCAGACCGCGCCGCGCAGAGGCGAGTCGGGATCGAGCCCCACCGCTTCGTCGAGCTGCTCGATGCGCGCTTCCAGATCGACACAGCGTTCGTGCCAGGCGCGCACCGCGGCGTCGACGTCCTCGGGCTTCATTCGGTGTCAGGGTCGCGCGTCACGTTCAGCGGCAACGCGTTGGGCGACGACAGGTCGAGGGTCTCTGTCTTCGGCAGCTCCTCGCCCCAGCGGCTGCCCTCAACCACCGGGATATGCCGGCACCCGCAGTTGATGGTGTTGCCGGGGCTGCCCTTGGGGTCGCGCGGGTACATCAGCTCCTCGCCGTCGACTACGAAGGGCTCGTCCACCGCCACCAGCTGCCCATCGGCCGCCACGTGCTCATCGCGCGGGTACTTCTTGCCCGACGCCACCCACCGCTTCTTCAAGCCCGGCAGCTTCTTCGCGGCGTCTTCCAGGCTGAGCTGCGTGGCCGCACTGTTGATGCGGCCGAGCTCGGTGTAGACGATCGTGCGTGCCCGGCTGCGCGTCGGGCCGTCCAGGATCTTCTGCACCGCAGTCACTGCGTCCGAGAGCGGCTGCGCGCCGATCAGCACCTGCGACAGCTGGCCATTGATCCGGTTCATCGCCGACCGGCTGATATCCGTAACCAGGTCGGTCAGCGCCACGCGCATCGAGGTCAGCGCCACCGGGTTGATCGTCGGGGTGATGCTGAAGCCCTGCGCGGCCAGCGGGCCGGTGACCTCTGCGATGCCCACGCGGATGGCCTGTGCCGCCCCGCTGCTCGCCGCACTCGATGCGGCCGCGCGAAACGCCTCGATGTTGCGACCGATATCGGCGAGCAGGGCTTCCAGACGCTGGCGGTTCTGCAAGTCGGTCACTGCAGCTAGGCGCTGTGCGATGCGGCGCTTCGCGAACTCCAGCTGCCGGAGCACCTCGCCGACCGTGTCAGCACGAATGCGGGTGATCTCACTCGCCATCGGCTGCGGTGTTGCCGTCGACCTGGAACATCTCCGCGAGCGCCGCCGACAGCTCGGCCTCGACGTCGATAGACACCCCGAAGTTCTCGGCGAGCGCTGCGATGATGCGCAAAGCCGTTTCACGGGTGAGCAGCGACTCGGCGATCAGCTGCACCATCGCCGCCACCGTCTGCTGCAGCGCTGCCGCGTACTTGGTGGTGTCCTTCGCGGTCATCTCGGGCCACTCGACCACCAGGCTGCCCAGCAGATCCGCCTCGGCGGCACTGAGCTCGCGATCCAACGCGCCCCAGTGCGAACGCACCACGTACTGCCCGACCTGTTCGAGCATGTAGCCCAGCAGGGTGCGGCGCATCTCCAGCATCTTCTCGGTCGGCTCGGTCATCGAGCTGCCGGTGCTCTTGTTCACGTCCTCGGCGCCGCCGTACCAATGCTCGGGCACGGTGGCACCGCCCAGGATGTGGTTGCGGATCAAGCGCGCGGCGTTTGCCGCGTCGTAGGCGTTCAGCGCAGGCGCTTCGGCCTTCCAAGTCTCGCCCTCGTTGTGGACCCGCACGCTATTGGGCCGGGGCGCGGTGATCTTTTTCGCCCGTGCCTCTACCTCGCCAGGCGTCGCGCCAGTCAGCGTGACATCCCACACGAAAGCGCGGACCGCGGCGGCCCGATCGATCTCGCCGTACAAGAACTGGTCATAGGCATCGAGCCAGTCCATCTGAGCCAACAGGTCAGAGACACCGCGTGTGGCGCTGCTCAGCTCGTTGATGCGGAAGTAGAAGCAGTCGCCGTCGGTAAAGCTCGCGCGGATTTGCTGCGTGCGCTCATCGAAGGCCGACTCCGGCACATTCACGATGATCCGATAGCGCCGGGCGCGGCCCTTGCGGTCCTTCTTGGTGACGATGCCGATCGGCTGTTCCTGATTCTCCGGGTCGGTCACCACCGTGGCGATCTTCGCCGGGTCCAGGTAGCCCAGCCGCACCGCGCCGGTCGCGGCGCTGCGGAACACCGGCCAGCACTGCTCGCCGAACATCGACAGCTCGCGCACGCGCTTGGGCAGCTTGATGTCCCAGGCGTTGAGGCCGTCCTTCCAGTGCCGGTCGAGCGCGCCCTGAGCGTCCTCGTCAGCGACCTTCCACGAGACACCCTTCGCCAGCAGATATGCCAGCGGAAGCTCGATCAGCCGGTTCGCGACCAGGTTGGTCTGCCACAGGTAGTGGGCGAGCCGCTGCATACGCTCGTGGGTCATGGGCGCGAGGTCGCGCTTGCCGTCCCCGGTAAGCCTCCGCCAGCTGTCCTCATCGTCGTCGATGGCAGCGCCTGCCGCCTCGCGCAGTGGCTGCACGGCCTCGGTCGGCTCCGACCAGGGCAACCACGATTTCAGGGTGTCGAGCAGGCCCATCGGTGTTTCTCCTGCCCGGAGCCGGTCCAAACCGGCCGCGGGACTTTTTTTGGGTTTTGCTGGCCGCTGGGAACGCCCTTACGCGCCCCGTCGCAGCGGTGAGGGGGGCGAATCACCGCCCAGGGCCGTTTCGCGCCGGCCGAACATTTGCGGCCGAAAGCGCCCGCGCATGCCCTCAGGCAGCTGGTCTTCGGCGCGTGCCTCGACGGTCTCTCCGGCAGCCGGCTGCGTCTCCTGCCGCGCGGCTGCCCACACCAGTACGCCGGCCACGGCCGCATCGCCGTGGCGATCGCCGCCGTCGCTGCCGCGCGTCCGGGCGTCGCTCACGCGTGGGGTGCCGGCGACCAGCACCACGTTGCGATGGTCGGCGATCCAGTCCTCATCGCCGAAGGTGACGATCTCGCCGTCCTGGTAGGCCTGGTGGTAGCGCGGGAACCAGGTGTCGTACCACTTGCCTGTGAGCATCACGCACTCGACGCGCGCGGCTCCGAGCTTCTGCATAGCTGCCTCGGCGTGGCTCTGCCCATTGCCGCGAGCGTCGAACTTGGCGTGGTGGAACAGTGGCAGGTGATCGAACAGCCAGAAGGTGATGTGGCGCTGGCAGTCGAAGGGGATGTTGCGCAGCTCTACGCGCAGCGGCGTGCGCCAGGCCCGGCCCACTGCCTCGGGCTGGCCGACGACGTAGACCGACAGGTCGCCACTGCGGCCGAAGTCCTGGCCGAGCACGGTGCGGCGATCGCGCGGCAGGGCCTCGACCACCGGCCGCAGATGCTCCTCTATCCATTGCTGCGTGACCGCAATGCGCTCGGGGTCGAGCACGAACTCAGCCGGCTTCGAGAAGCGGAGCACCGGCAGCTCGGGCTCGGCGCACTTCTCCAGCAGCAGGCGGCTGAAGTACACGCCGCTGCCGCGCTTGGGGATGCACTCCAGCTCTTCGTTTGCCGACTCTACGTTGGGGTACTGCCCGCGCACGTCCTCGACGAAAGCGGCCTCGGCCTGTTCGGACCAGGGCTTCTTGGTGACCAGGCAGATGCGGCGGTACAGGCCTTGCGCTACGGCCTCGCTGAAGCGCACCCGGTGGTGCGACCACCCGAGCTTGCCTTCGATGCAGCGCTTCACGTACTCGTTGAAGGGGTTGTCTTCGCCGTTGTGCGTGCCGCCGATGCTGATCCGGCCGCCCCAGATGCGGTAGGCCAAGGCGCCGTCGATCACGGCGGACAGCCGCATGTGGTGGCCCGCCTCGTCAACGCGCGCGTGGCCCTGGCGGCCGCGCCAGTTGTGCGGCATGGCGCTCAGCGCCTCGATCTTGCGGCCGCTGGCGAACTTGATCTTGTAGGTGACGATGTCGTGCTTCTCGTCGTCGATCACGACGGACTCATAGCCCACATCGACCTCAGAGCAGATCTGGTTGTACCAGCGCGCGAAGGTCGCGCAGTCGCCGATGAACTCGGCGGCCATGCCCTGGTTGTAGCCCATGTAGAACTGGTCCATGCCGCCGTTGGCGCGCGCCGCCTCCAGCGCCGCCTCGGCGGCCCAGGCGCCCCAGGTGAAGCCCACCCGGCGGCCCTTGTCGCAGATGCGCACCACCGCGTCGTCCAGGTGCCAGCGCACCTGGTAGGGCAGCAGGATGTGCGGCACGCGGTCGGCAGTGAGCGCGCCCAGGCGCGCGCCCGAGCGATCGCGCTGGCGGTCCTCGACAAGCTGCAACGCTTCGTCGCGTTCGGCCGGGGTCATTTCTTGACGCCCAGGAACTTCTCGCGGATCGCTTCCCACTGCTCGTCGGTCAGGCCCTTCTCGCGGGCGACGCTCTCGGCGGCCTTGGCCTGGCGCTTCAGCGCCACCTGTTCCGCGGAGAGCCTGCGCTTCAGGCTGGACGCGTCGGAGACCTCGATGTGGTTCAGCGCCTTGGCCGCCAGCATCAGCTCCATGGCCGACACCGGCGTCGCGTCTTTGTCGCCAGACTCGACCGCGTCCATCTTGTTGCGTGCGTCGGCCACCACGCGGATGGCGAGCGTCTTCAACATCTCGCTGAGCAACACGCCCACATCGCCCTCGGGGTTCTCGCCGAGCTGCTTCACCCACAGGCCCGCAATCTCCTGCGCCTTGCGGTGCTCGCTGAGCTCCTCGCGCGCGTTCTTGAGCCAACGGCCCATGGCCGACTTGCTGACCTGGCCGCCGGCCGCGCTGACGTTCTCCACGGCCGTCTCAATGGTGGCAGCAGGGTCGCGCGCGGCGCGCTCAGCCGCCTTGCGGGCGGCGGGCGGCTGCTTGTCGATCGAGCTCTTGCGGCCCACGGGCGTCAGTCCTCGATCAGCTCGATGCCGGGGAAGTCGAGGTTGCCGGTCACCACGGCGAGACCCCGTTCCGTGATCGACAGCAGCTCGACACCGGCGATTACGCGGCGCTCGATCAGCTCGTAGCGGTGCAGCCACGACACGTCGATATCGATGGTGTCGGGGTCGGCCTTGTAGCCCCAGCCGTTCAGCGTTGTCCGCAGAAGCGGCACGCTCATACCGTTCTTGTTGGCGTCGCGCAGCAGCGCCAGCAGGCGGCCGCGGCGGTAGGGGGTCTGTTTCGCGATCAGGCTCATGGTGCGCTCCTGTGGTGGGCGGTCTGCAGAATGCGGAGCTGCTCGCGCAGCATTCGGGCCACTTCGGTCAGCTCGCCGCGCATCTCGGCCTGGCTCTCGGCCAGCCGGTTGGTCTTGGAGTAGAGGTGCTCAAGGTCGCTGCGCTGCAGGGCGTGCTTGCCTTGCGCCTGCTGCCGCTCTTCCATGCGGCCGAGCAGCTCGCGTACATCGCTGACTTCGGACTGCACGTCTTCGAGTTGGGTGCCCATGTCGCGCAGCTCCTGGTCCAAGTGCTGACGCACCGCGGCGTCGCCAGCCTCCATCTTTCTCGCGAGCTCGGTGGGGCGCTGCTGGCTCCACAGCACCACCACGACGACGGTGCAGATCAGCGAGCACAGCACGCACACCGCCACGGCACCCAGCACCAGACCCTCAGACACGTCGGCCTCCGATGCGGGCCTGCAGGTCCGCCACCCGAGCACACTCGGCGCAGGTGTCCGTGCCGCCCAGTACCCGAATGCGGTCGAGCTCGATCGGCGCCGCGCACTCCACGCACAGACCATCGGCCGGCGTCTCAGCGCGTGTGCGCATCGCGTGATTGCGCAGCGCGATGTCGCGGTTCAACTGCTCGTGCAGCTGCCCGCGCTCGATGTCATCCATGCCTGTCCCCTGCTACTGCTGCCACCAGGCGTCAATGCCCGTCGCGCTCACTACCCGCGCCCAACCCGCCAGCTCGCGCTGACGGCGCGCGCAGTCGTCCAGGATCTCCATTGACTCGACGTGGTTCGTCACCAGCGCCCGCATGCTGCTGTCGGTGGCCGGCGGCGGGCGCAGGCAGGGCGCCAGTAGCTCGGGGCTCGGCGCTGGTGGACGCAGGGCCTGCGTTCGCCGCATTCCACAGCCCGAGGCCCAGAGGATCGATAGCGCAATCGTCATCGCCAGGCAGTGCGAGCCACGCCGCCAGCCGTTGGCGCTGCTCCACTCGGAATGCCTCGGCCGCACGCCGCTCCTGGCGGG